CAATTCCATCCTCAAAAAATTCTCTCATTTGGACAGCATCTGAAAAATGGGAATTGTTATTTTGTTTATATTGTTTTTGGTAGGCTTCAATAAATACTTGTTGGAATTTTTCCTCTAAATCAATTTCATTAGCTTTAACTTTAGATACTTCATAATAAACAGTTAAGTATTCTTGGATAACTTCATGTATTGCTATTCCAAACACTAAGTAAATAGAAGTATCCCTTTGACTAATTTTATCTTTATAATGTAATTTCCATTTACGTGGACATTGCTTAAACATAGAGATTTGAGAATATGATATATTCTTTTGATATGAATAATCAATCTCATGAGGTGGATTCTTTTGAATCTCCTTAACTATTTTAGGTATTTTTTTAGCCAAAATTTATTTTTTCCATTTATCACGTCCTACTAATAAACCAATTATCCCATAATTAGCTATATCAATAAACGTATCTTCCATTCCTTCTCCTTTAACATAATTTTTACCATTAATAAGGAGATTTTTTAACCTACTAATTTTATCTGTAAGTCTAATGGCTAGACCTGTAAGTGAAAATTTTTTATCTTCAGAATTAGTTAAATCACCTCCTAAAGCAATATTATTTAAACCATAATCCATATGTTTAGCAGCAAACATTTCATACATTTCTTCACTGATTCTTTTAAATTCTTCAGATAATTCTGGGTATTCAGTTTCAAATGCTTCTACTGTTGGAGATGTTTTTACTGCTTCAACTTTTCCAAATTCTATTTCATGAAATGCTTTTACTGAATCACTCATTATACTACTGTTTTTGTATTAAAATATTTTTCTAATGTTTCTAACCTTTCATCGGCTGATGCTAATAATTTAAGAGCTTCAGTACAATTATCCCAATAATCTTTGGTTGAATGGTCACCAATTCCAGCTGGGTGGTTAGTTAATAATTCTATACTTGCTAGTGCCTTATTTTTGTCAGCTTCGGCTTCTGATTTTAAGAATTTGTATACTTGTATATTCATTTTACTAATTTTATTAATTTATTACTTTCTTTTTTATCTATTCCAACACGAGTTAATATATGAATAAGTTTATCACTTTCCAAGATATTTACGTATGTTTTTGCTTCTGATTTTGAACACTCCCAAATACTACTTAACTTATCAATTAAATCTTTATTTGGTTGTTTAACACTAGATTTAATGTATTTATTCCATTTATTATTTTTTGGAATAAATTCTCTATATATAGTGTATATTTCTTTTTTATTCTGAGGTGGGATAGTTTGGACTTCATTAACTATGTCAAGGAAATTAATGTTCATAGACATAAATCTATGAATCATATAACTGTTCCATAATTCCCAATCTTTATCAGAAAAAGAATTAGGATCAGCTTTAATACTGTTTATTTGTTTAAGCCAATCCCAAATATTCTTCATCTTATAAACACTCGTCTTTTAATTCCTCTCTTAATTCTTTTGGTAATCCTTCTTTTAAAATTTTACCTGTAGAAGGGTCATAAAATACTGGAAGAGGCATTATAGCATCTTCATCTGTACCTGCTACAAATTTAGAAATTTTTCTCAAAATAACTCCAGATACGAATATGTTTTTTCCTTCTGAGTTAAGTATTGCCGTTGTTGATTTCAAATCAACATTCAATTGTGGTTGTTGTGGTTGTTTTGCCATTTTACTTATTAATTATTAAATTATTTATTAAACTCATTATATTTATTTCTTTATCTATTCTAAAATT